ACCTAGGTGGTCTTGTTGTCATGCGTTTCATTAACGTCAGGAGCCTAAAAAAATTTCTCAAAATTTTTATTATAAACTCTTGACTTTAATTAGCTGGTCTTTCTTTTTTCGGTACTACATATATCACTCTGAATGCTGTAAATAGCAAGCCATTTAGAGCATATTTCTGTAGGGAAATTGTTCCGAGTAATAGGCGGCCTTTTGTGCTGATAGAGTTTAGCTGTCAGCATTTACTTCCTCCAAATCGCGATACTTATATTCCGTACCATCTCTCAAAAGAAATACACCATCTGCGTTTCCGGCTTGTTCAATATACCGATTTACAATGACATCGCAGTACTTTTCATCAAGCTCAATGGTGTAGCAAATACGCTCGGCCTGATCACAGGCAATGAGTGTACTTCCTGAGCCGCCGAAAGGATCGAGCACGATGCAGTTGGTCAGGCTTGAGTTGAGGATCGGGTATGCTACCAGAGCCACGGGTTTCATGGTCGGATGGTCGCTGTTTTTCTTTGGCTTCTCGAATTCCCAGATAGTGGTCTGCTTACGGTCGGCATACCAGTTGTGCTTTCCAGACTTCTTCCAGCCGAAAAGAACAGGTTCATGCTGCCATTGGTAAGGCGAACGACCGAGAACAAGCGCTTGCTTTTTCCAAATACAAGTACCAGAAAGGTAGAAGCCAGCTTCCGAGAATGCCTTTCTAAAATTCAGACCTTCGGTATCTGCATGGAACACATAAATAGAAGCATCCTTTGCCATTGCCGCTTCGGTATTTTGAAAAGCAGAGAGCAGGAAGGTATAGAACGCTTCATTTCCCATATTGTCATTCTTGATTTTGCCCGCCATACCTTCGTAGTTGACGTTGTACGGAGGGTCGGTTACAACAAGATTTGCGGGTTTACCATCCATTAAAAGAGTGAAAGTGTCTGCCTTGGTGGAATCACCGCAGACAAGCCTGTGCTGTCCGAGTTTCCAAACATCACCTTGCTTGGTGATTGCAGGCTTTTGCAGTTCAGCATCCACATCAAAATCGTCATCATGGATGCCATCCTTAAGAGAGTCCTTAAATAACGCATCCAGTTCGGCGGGCTCGAATCCGGTGAGGGATACATCAAAGTCTGCTCCTTGCAGGTCAGTAATTAAAAGCATCAATTTGTCTTTATCCCAGTCACCGCTTATCTTGTTAAGAGCGATGTTGAGAGCTTTTTCTTTATCCTCGTTCATCTCAATAACCACACACTCAACTTCGGTGATTCCCATATCAAGCAGCACCTTCAAACGCTGGTGGCCGCCGACAACATGAGATGTGGTTTTATTCCATATAACGGGTTCAACATAACCGAACTGCTCGATGGAGCGTTTTAGCTTTTCGTATTCCGGGTCACCTGGTTTCAAGTCTTTACGAGGATTATAGTCGGCTGGAATCAACAACTCAGTTTTCAATTTTTCTATCTGCATATAATTCAGCCGCCTTTCTCAAATTTGTGTACATATTAACGTCCTCCCACGGGAAGAGACAGGAGTTGAAATGCCCATAAACTGCCGTATCGGAATAAAGGACATTTCTTAAACGTAGTTTTTCGATGATCGCAGCCGGCTGGAGATTAAACACCTCCTGCACAATATTGGCAAGCTGCTCATCGGTGAGTTTACCTGTTCCAAAGGAAGTCACATCAACCGCCACAGGGGTTGCCTTTCCTATGGCATAAGAAAGAGCGACCTCACATTTTTCTGCAAGACCGCTCAATACGATGTTCTTTGCAATGTATCGCGCCATGTAGGCGCCGCTTCGGTCAACCTTGGTCGGGTCCTTGCCGCAAAGGGCACCTCCACCGTGGGAAGCAAGACCGCCATAGGTATCAACCATGATTTTCCTGCCGGTTAATCCTGTGTCGGCAGCGGGACCACCTTCGACAAATCTACCAGAGGGATTGATGAGAATTTCGGTATCATCATCAAACGGAAAATCCTCAAAACACTGCCACAATACATTATTGAGTATATCTGATTTCAGTTCTTCCTGAGTTTTGTCCTTATCATGCTGGACTGAAACTACAATGGTTTTTACACGCTTGGGTTTACCATCTTCGTACTCCAAGGAGACCTGCGCCTTGCCGTCAGGCAGAATACCCTTAATGAGTTTTCCTTTGCGGCAGTTGTCAATACGCTTAACAATGCGATGGGAAAGCACCAGTGGGAGGGGCAAGTTCTCACTGGTTTCATTGGTTGCATAACCATAAACCGTGCCTTGGTCACCGGCTCCCACAGAACCATATGGGTCGTTGATACCGTTTCTTAATTCCAGTGCATTATCTACACCTGCCGCAATGTCCGCACTCTGATGATGTACAAACACAAAGACTGTAAACTTCCACGGATTGTATCCGACCTCTCGAAGTACATTTTTTACGATGAAGCGGATATCCACTTTACCGCTGCAGGTGATTTCGCCCGCTACGATAATTTTACCCTTGGTCGCCATGACCTCGCAGGCCACGCGGGAGGCTTTGTCCTTACGGAGGCAAGCATCCAAAATACTGTCGGCAATGAGGTCGCAGAGTTTATCCGGATGTCCCATGCAGACACTTTCGGCCGTTTTATAAGTTATCATATTTTCCTCCTATCTGATTTATTTTCCTCGCCTTGCTGTGAGCAGACGTTCCATTACATCGTCCTGCGGGCTAATGCCGCTGTATTCACCGGTACAGTTCTCCTTGACGATCTGGAAAATCTCCACCCACAGCCGGTTGGTTTGATTCATGTAATTCTGACCCATAGCCACATAGGGACTTTGAATGGCGTTGCCTGTTGTAGGGTGCTTTGCTAAAAAGCCGTATTCGGTGACCGCTTCCTCGCACTGAATCCAACGAGCCACGCTCATGGCATAGCGTTCCAATAACTGCGGTGATACGAGAGCTGCACATCCGCGTTCGTTTAGCCATGTCCATGTATTTCTGTAGATTTCTCCTGCAACCAGTGCCTTGCCGTCTTTTTGTATAGCTTCGAGCATTTTATTTGGTTCGGGCATTTCAAGTCCTTTGAGATCTGCCGTATCTTGAAATTCCATCATGGTCAGTTTCCTGCCGCCGGGATTGCCATCAGCGATTTTGTCAGCCAGGGGCTTCTTTTTCGCACCTGCACCGACACGAGCACCACCTCGATTAGTACCGTCCTTTGCCATATGTTCACCTCGCTTTTCTGGGCTGGGGCTATTCCCTCGTTTGAAACCGCGTTTTTTAACACGAAGCCCCACGCCGCTGTCCGCTTTAAAAAGTTTTAGAGATTTTACCTCCCCCCGGGAATGACAATAATACAAAGCATATAAAGCATATAAAGCTTTGAGGCATCGTACTAAAATGTATACGATGCCTCTTTTAATATTTTTTCCACCTGTCGCCGCTCTCGGCAGTAATACGCGAGTGACAGGGCTTGCACAGAGACATGAGATTACTCATTTCATTTGTGCCTCCTTGGCTGAGCGGGATAATGTGATGCACCTCTTCGGCGGGCATTAAACGATCAGCTTTTTTACACTCTTCACATAGCGGGTGTGCTTTAATGTAACGGTCGCGAATGCGCTTCCACGCGCGACCATATCGCTTGTTGGTTTCTGGCTCGCGCTGAAAATGATTATAGTGGCGTGTGGCCTGCCGTTGATGCTCTATGCAATACAAGCCGTCCGTCAACTTAGGACAACTGGGATGTTGACATGGTCGCTTTGGCTTCTTTGGCATGAAGTCACCTCCTTGGGCATAACAAAAGCCCCGGGGTTGCTCCCGAGGCTCTGTTGGATTCTGGTTTCCTAAGTATATATTATCACAATGGCTATGATAGAAAACAGTAGAATTTACTGTACACTTTCTGGAATGGATACGATCGATAGGGCTTTTCTGTGGATGCGATAAACATTATCGATGGTGTACCCCATGTCAACGGCTATCTGCTCCCAAGTCTTGAAGCAAAGATATCTCAACTCCAATAATGTCTGACATTCTGTGTTGTCTACGGTTTTGATGAGCCTTACTATTTCGCGTTTAAGGTCAACAAGACGATCGATGTCACGATTAATTTCCGCTTGCAGGTCGATAATTTTTGCCACAGCATCAGCCATCGTAGAGGTGTTGCGACTCGGATTGCGCGGCATACCCGTGAGTGTGTAAGTGCATTTTGTCGTCAGTTCGTTCAGTGATGCAATCTGCTCCAACTTAGAATTGATACGCTGGTCAAGCCTGTATGCCTGAACAAGATATGCTTTTGCAGTCATGCCGTCACCTCCGCTTTGAGCTTGGTGATGAGCATTTCCGGATCAATGCCGGTCAGCACACCAAACCAGCCGGAACGGAAGAACTGCTCAATGCTCCGACGCTCATATTGCGCCGAGCGGTTGTTGGGGTGAAGAAACAGGGTGCGCAGCACCTTGCGGTAATCCTTAACCGCTTGTAGGACGATGGCTTTTGCGAGGTTTTCATAATTATCTTTCATATGGGACACGCTCCTTATTTTATATTTTTAAAGAAGCAGTGCCGCATTGTTAGCATTGTATATGTAAAGCATGAATGCGTTGTTTTCAAAATCATTGCAGGGAGCCGTTTATAACAGCTCGCACCTCGTCAACCGAACGGACTACCGAAACGGTGCCGCCACAGGCGAGGATTTTACGAATAGTCGCTTCTTGCAGTTTTGTTGTTTTGCCGACCGGTGTTTTTACTTCAAATGCGTAAAACTTGCCATCGATACAGGCAATGATATCCGGAATGCCTGCTGTTCCATAAATACCACCGTGTTCCTTCCAGGCGAAGCACTTCGGCACGGTTTTTAAATAGCGAAGGATTTTAGATACGATTTCTTTTTCAGACACATGATCCTCCTTGTAACTTATTTGTAGCTTGTAACCTCGTAACCTCGAAATATATAGGTGTGCATATATTTACACGCACACACGCGCTCGCGTTATGGAGGTTGTTGCTCTCGCGTGTATACCCTTAATTTTAGAAGTTACAAAGTTACAAAAGATAAGAAAACTAAAATTGTGCTTGTATATAGCGGTTTTTGAGCGTAACTTTTCTTGTAACTTTTGCTCTTCGAGAAGTTGCATTTCGGCCTATGAAGTTACATTTTACATTGTTCATAGCGGTTCTATCTCTGTGATCTCGAAGCCGGACACATCACATCGAGCTTTAAGCAGCTCATAATTGAGTGTCCAAACACGCCGATTTTCTGATCCGATACGTTTTTGCACATTGCTTTCAAGAAAATAATCCGAGTGAGCCAGCTGCTTTTTAAACTGTGCGTAGGTCAGTGTTTCGCCGACAACGGCGTAATCCTTGCGGTATTTGGTATATTTGTCGTATACGGGGTTGAGCCGAAGCGCCAACACGGTGTCACCATCGCAGAGGGTGTATTCACTTTTTGGATCCAGCCCCATGCGCGACATTATTTCAAGCGTCTGCTCGACCACGCTTTTATTGCTCAAGCCGCCATCAAGCAAATATTCCTTTGCCGCAAAATCGATGTAATTTGTGCAGCGTTCAAGGTTATATGGGAGTGCCTCATGCCAAGTAAGACCGAGCGATTTGCATAGCTTTTCGAGCAGCCGCAGACCGGTTACCATACAGGCAAGGTTATTAACGATACGCGACGGAAGCTCCTTGCTGAAGCATCCAAGCGCTTCCTCATACCATGAATAGCTTTCGTTTACTGTTGTTTTCAGTGCGATATTCAATAAACTATGCCCGAAGCTGCCGAGTAAATCAGCGCACCGGCATAACTCATGAAAAGTCGTGCGGTATCCTACGGGTTTCAGGTCTTTCTTGGAAAATAAAAGCTCGATGCTACGCTCCCTGATTGCAGCTTCATCTGCCGATTCCTCACCGGCGACCACAAGCGGGGCGAGAAGCTCATAACTTACAATGCTTTGGTCGGCGCGTCCGCGAATACCTTCTTGACCATCATAGCTGTTACGAAAATGGTTCAGCAGCGCATCAAGTCGATATTTGTCAATCTTTGACGGCTTGAATTCATCCAGTGCCATCGGAATGACATTAGAGGATGCCGCGTCTTTCATCAGAGTGAATGCCGTCGTCTGGCCGGCTGCGATGATTTTTGCTCTTGAAAAGACGGGCATAATAACCCGCTCCAGCGTATTGCTTTTGCCGCTGCCTGCTTCGCCGATGAGCATAAGATGAGGAAACTTCACATTCTTCTTTCGCAGATGTTCTTTTATGAAGCAACCACATATCCATGCTAATATTGAAGTCGTTTTTGCAGGTTCGTTGTAGGACATCAGTCTTTCACCTAATTTCTGAAGCTGGGCCGCCGTTAAGGGCTTTGCTGACAGAATACTACTGTCAATGCTGCGGTACTTTTCGAGTTGAATGATGTCATCGACATCTGTACCATTTGCGTCAACCGCACCGTCCATTGAAACAAATACCATCTCCTTTTCTTGCTCGTAGATACCCATGGCCTTAACGCCTTTTTTTACAGGCCAGTCTAATTCGGAGATATATGCTTTTAGCAGTTCCAAATCACCATCAGAGCCGGTGTAGCTTAGAGCAATGGTGCGCTTGTTGAGCGCATTTTTGAATTTCTGCTGGTTGGCAAAATCCGTTGTCATGAAGGTCAACCGGTATGTCTCACCGCGCACGGTTACGAGGTCAGCAGTAAGTTGTGTTTCCTCATCGGCAACAATCATTTCAACCGGTATAAACACGAAGTTTGTAAGCAGATAGATGTTGTCGTTTCTCTTGCGGTAATATTGTCCCTTATACTCAAATACAGCTGCGTCGCCGCCGGGAGCGTATATATCTTCAGTGATGTCACAGGCCTTTGACAGCGTTTCTTCACCATAGGTTGCTCCGCTGGCATGATGCCGCTTATCCCATTTTTCACGGAACAATCCGCTTTGCCGAAAGAGCCTATCCATCTGCTCTTTGTTCTTTCCAGACCAGAACGCCAACTTGCAGCAAAGAGCCATGTCCGCTTCGGACTGACTGGCGTAGTTCTCTTGCCACTCACATTCCCAGAGCTTCGTAAATGCCTCGCCGTTTTCGGCATTCTTTGCAAGCTCTAAAAGGTCATCGTCTGTAAGCTGTACGGATGTATTCTTTTGCGACTTTTTCTTTTTTCTTTTGGTAGGACGGATATATGTTTCGTGAATCCATTTAAGCGTTCCGTTATCCTCGGCGACGGTATTAATAGCACAGTCAAGCTTATTTCCGGTCATTGTGAAATACCGTGTGTGCTCGTACATTTCCACACCGGTCTTGGTATTCTTGTTGCCGGTACCGGGTATTTTGCCTTTATAAAAAAGATGAACGCCGGTGCCGGAGGGCGAAAACTCCATGTATGTTGGTTGCCTTGCGATGATAGCCCTGGCCGTATCGTTAAATGTCTTTGTTTCGGGGTCATAACAATGATCAATGTCTACACCCACAAAATCATCGTCCTTAGAGAACATAAAGCCCACACCCGTAAAACCATAACGCTCCACTGCATCGGCGGCAGTTGCATAATCCGTCCATGTCGCCGGGTTATTAGATGCAGCACCCTTGCCTGATACCGGGTTAAACGGCATCTTTTTATCCTTGCCGCCATCCTTATCGGGGATGAGCCGCCAGTTGACCCATTGCTTTCGTTCCATCAGCTCTTTTGGATAGGTCATATTGTTTTCACCTCGCAGTCTTCCGTAAAATACCGAATCAGCATATTATGTTTTTGCGCCTTGCGTATTTCGTAGCTCATGCCTTCGGATACGGTATCACCAAAAACCCACAACTCCTGGCATTTTCCGAGCAGGACACGCCCGAAGAAAAGGCCGAGTTTACGGCTGTCCGGATCGTGCTCATCCATAAACTGTGGGTAGAGCAGATGTGGTGCGAACGGAATTGCATATTGCTCTACAGCGAAGCGACAATAGTTTTTTGTGCGCTCGGTATTTGCTTTTATATCCCCGGCGAATGGCGAACAGATGAATACGAGAGGGCGGTATCCTGTACCATAGCGGCGTTTTAACTCATCGCGCAGTACCATGCGCATGGCTTGGTATGTCGTTGGGTCGTAATAACCTTCAGAATTATATTTATCTATCCACATCACGCACCCTCCATTTCAATCAGATCACCGAAATTCGTGCCGTATGCGGCTTCAGCAATGATCGGCACGTCGAAATCTGTAAAGGGTTGTTCTTCCATACAGGCTTTAACAAAATAGACTGCTTCATCGAGCTTGTCAGCTGGGATTTCAAACACCAACTCATCGTGGATTTGTAAAAAAGGCTTAAGCCACGGGCGTTCCTTGATGCTTTGGACTATGCGTCCCATTGCCAGCTTGATGATATCGGCGGCGGTACCTTGAATGGGGGTGTTCATGGCACAGCGTTCCGCAAAAGAGCGCTTACCCCAGTCGGGCGAGAGAATGCCCACAATGTATCTACGGCGGCCGAGCCTTGTTTCAGCGAAACAAGTGCTTGCAGCTCGCTTTTTTGTTTCGTCCTGCCAGTGAGTCAAGCCGGGGTATCCCGCTTTCAGATTGCTAATGATTCCCTCGCAGTCCTGCTTTGAGATATTAAGCCCAGCCTTGAAGCGCAGCGTCTTTTGCAAACCAGCGGCAAACAGACCATAAAACACACCGAAGTTGCAGTTCTTTGCTATGGTGCGGCGCTCCTTGTAATGAGGAGTATTCTTGTTGAGCGATTCATCGAAAGGGATACTGTATATAACGGTCGTGGTCTGAGCGTGGATATCTCCACCGGTGCGATAAGTATCAAGCATCTTTTCGTCGCGGCAATAGAATGCGCCAACGCGAAGCTCTATCTGTGAGAAATCCAATGAAATGAGCAGCTTACTTTCCGGTGCTACGATGAAATTGCGTACACCCACCGGATCATTATCCTTGCGTGGGCAGTTTTGCAGGTTGGGGTTGCGCGACGCAAAACGCCCAGTCTCCGTTGCGAGCGGCATAAGGTCGGGATGGATCCGTCCCGTCGCCGTGTTGATGTGCGTTAAGTACCCGTCAATGTAAGTGCTTTTGAGTTTTCCCCATTTACGGTATTCCTGCACCAGTTCAAACAGGCGCACAAGTTCCGGACGCTTTTCTTGACAATACTCGGTGAGCAATATCATTGTTGCGTCGTCCGCTGCTTCCTGATGCTTGTCGGTTGTTTTCAGCACTGGCAGACCGAGGTCGCTAAAGAGATACTTTTTGAATGCCGATGTTGAGGCATTTGCGCCTATGTCCACACCACCGGTCATCTCGTCAATTTCGGCACGAAGCGCCACCAGCTTTTGCTCGGCTTCCTTTTGTCTATCAAGCATCACCGCCACATTCATGGGCACACCGTTATATTTCATCATACCGCAATAAACTGCAGTTGGAGATTCCACGCGCTCCACGATTTTTTTATGGTTGCGGATGTTCTTATAAAACCAGTCGTTAAATTTGTGATACAGCCGCAGCGTATAATCGCTATCAGCACAGGCATAACGCAGGGTTTCGTTATTGGTGGGATCCATCTCGTCGAAAAGACGACCAGCAGTCACGGTAGCAAAATCCGGCATATCCGCACCGAACAGCGATGCCGAAAGTAGCTTCAAACCGCTGTCCGATAGGTTGCGGAACTCAAATTTGCTTTTAAGTGTCATTTGTGCCGCCGCGATGGTATCGTAGCAAGGCTCACATACAACGATTCCTAGCGCATATAGGAACATTGCCTCAAAGGAAAGGTTGTGCGCTACCTTGACCACGTTGGGATTTTCAAATACAGCTTCTCGCAGATATTCCAAAACATCGGCAGGGTCAGTAGCATTTGTGCCGATCTTATGTGCGAGGGGGATGTATACGGCGCTGCCCTCCTTAACCGAAAGGCTAATACCGACGATATGTGCCTTGTGCGCGTCCAGTGCCGCCTTAGGTTCGTCGCGCCAGTTATCGTCCGGTGCTGTCTCAAAGTCAAATGCGATGATGCCCGCATCGCCAATATAGTCGTGTATTTCTTTGCTTATATATATAATGTTGTAATCCATAAGTAGCTCCAATCTGCCGCAACGGCCGGGCGGTATATGTCCACCCGACCTGCGGCTTTAGTGATTTAGGTGAGAGGTTCAATGACCTCTCCGGTTTCTGGGTCAACATTAGTAGGTACATCAACAGAGGATTCAGTGTCATAACCGACACGAGAGGAGAAGGTTTTGACCTGCTCGGTAAGCCCTGAAATGAGAGCGAACTCCTCGACCGTCAGATTACGATCTACCGAAAACTGCGCCTGAGAATATGCGATGCCGTTGTTGTTGGTCGCCTTTTTGAGTGTGAACTTCGTCACCACGGCGTTGGATTTCTTGCCCTTGGAGAGCAGCCTCATAATATAGCGGGTGAAGTCCTTAAGCGATCCGGTCGGAAGGGAGAGTATCATCGGGAAAATCTCCCCCTCTCGGAGCAGATAAATGCGGCGACGGTTTTTGCAGGCTTTCGCTCCGTTCTCACCAGAGCCAAATTTGTTAAACTGGCATTTGGAGCAATCGCCGCCGGGGTTGCCCACACCGATGATGCCGTCAAAGCTGCCGCAGTCGGGAGGATTAGAGCCGCCCGTATATTTGTCCGTGTAGTAGGCATACAGTGGGTGATGATGCAGGATAACCGCCGAAAACTCCTTGACAGTTTCGGGGCTGTCGGGGTTTTCACCGGGGATTTCAAATACTGTCATACCGGCGGCAGGGATTTTTATACGCTCAAAGCTGCCGGACAGGCCGGAGAGCTCCTCTGTGAGCGCGTCGTTCAGGTTAAAGTCCTTCAGTGCCATAAATGCACTGTTCTTTGTGGCAAGAGCTTTGTTTTCGTTGCTTTTCATGGTATTTTCATCCTTTCATTATTACGAGCCTTGCGAGTAACAAGGTTCTGGGGTACCCACTCCAAATCTTTGATTTGGCAAGTGGGTCAGGTTCTTATTTGCGGGTCGCTTTGCGGACACCCACAGTGGTTTTTTCAAACACATTTACCAGGCCATTAAGCCAATCGGGTAAAACATCATCGTTTTCTGATATCTGTTCTCTGACAAAAGCCGATAAGCTGTTGACGTTGACGGTTTCGTAAATCAATCCGCCATAACCCTCGGCACGAAGTGCTTCGAACAAATCCTCTTTGCGGTCGGCCATCGCTGCTGCACGTGTGGTATTGGTAAGGCAGAACATAGTGCCGGAGCGGGTGAAATTCTGCGTCTCCGTATCCGTCATTAGCTGTGCCAGTACAGCGTCGACTTCCTCCAGTTCGACATTAATGTCCTTGAGGCTTTGCTCAATTTCCTTTTTCTCATCGCGCAGGGCTTTAAGCCTATCTGCGAGTTCAAACATTTTTTCAGAATTGTCCATAGCGATAATCTCCTTCATTAAATAAATGGGTTGTTGCCGTAGCGATAATCATCAACCAGCGTCTTGGCGAGGTTTGCCTTGTTTTTCAATGCTTTCAGCACTTTTTCGTCGACTGTACCTTGTGCAGTGAGATAGATGTATGTACATGGCATACGCTGAGCGGCGCGATGAATGCGGGCTTTGCATTGCTCGAAATTCGACATTGAGTAATCCAGAGAATAAAATACCATCGTGCTTGCCGCTGTGAGCGTGATGCCCAATCCCGCAGTCGCCACCTGTCCAACAAATATAGGTACATCGGGGTCATTCTGAAATCTTGAAACCTGCTCGTCGCGGTCTTTTACACCGCCTTTGATGAGCGAAAAATTGATGCGTTTTTTCTCAAGCATGGCGCAAATGGCATTCAGTTCCGGTACAAAGCGGGCGATAATGACGAGCTTGCGGTTCTCCTCCAAAGCCGAATCGATGATATCCTCCAGCACGTCCAGTTTTGCTTTACTAACCTGTTCAGTAGCGCTGCTTTCGTCACTGCCAATGAAACCACCCGTAAGCTGAGACAGACGGAGGAGCTTTGTCAGTACATTTGTGATGGTGACCTCACCGTCAGACAGCTCGGCATAACTTTCCTTGACAAGACTCTGATACAGTTTCATTGCCTTCGGCTCCAGTTCAACTTTGCGTATAATGTCTGTCGTTTCCGGCAGGTCGAGGCAATCCTTTTTTGTAGCACGAAATGCGATGGAGTGCATACGACGAGTTAACTCATCCTCCATACTCTTTTTCAAAACGGGTGTATGGTTGCCGTAGCCGGTCATGAAAAAGAAGCGGTTTCTGAAGCTGTAAAAACTCTGTCCGAAGATACGTGGGTCGAGGAACTTGTACTGGCTGAATATATCGATTGCCTTATTCGTCACAGGTGTCCCTGTTAAGAGCAGCCGGTATTTAGCCAGTGCGCCCAGCCGGTGCATCGCTTTTGAAGCAGCGATATTGTGCGTTTTGATTTTGTGCCCTTCGTCGGTGATGATAAGGTCAGGCTTCCATGCTGCAAGTTCGCGTTCTAACCGCCATGCCGATTCGTAGTTCACAACGACTATCTGAAGAGGCTGGCCGGTCATATGCCGGAGAGTATCGAGCTTTTTTTCGCCACTCCCCTTGAGTACAGCGAGCGTGTAATCAAAATCTGCATACGCATCGTGTTCGTCTTTCCAAACGCCTGTAACTGAAAGTGGTGACACCACCAGCACTCTACGGATGCGTCCGGTATGATACAAAGCGCCTTCGACCGCTATCGTCGTGAGAGTTTTACCGGTACCCATTTCCATGAGCAGTGCAGCTCCATAGCCCGCTGGTGAATACATGCTTCCCGGTAAAAGTCCAACTTTCTTACAGATAAAATCGAATGCATTGATTTGGTGCGCATAAGGCTTAACTTTGATAAGCATTGGGAGCAGAGGGGCGTTGTCAGCGTTCATCAACTTCATCACCTCCGTCCGGCAATTCCGTAATAGAAACGCAATCAACGCTGTCGCCGGGGACTATGACCATCACACGGCGCTTTTCACCAAAGAAATGCCGAAGTAGTCGTTCGCGCATTGACACACGTTGGCATCTAACAACACCGCCCTCGACGGGTTTCTTTGAAACGCTGATTTTCAAATTGTGCTTCATTTTTATCTCCGTCCTTTCTGAGGGACGGTGTAGATGTGTCCCTCGGTATACGGAGAAAAGGCGGGTGTTTTATACACCCAATTCTAAAAATGCTTTTTAAATTTTTTCTTTGCGCCTTCTATTGATTTCCATGCAGCGTTTGGAGCGACACCTTCGATACGAGCAATCTCATTTACCGACAAGCCGTCAGCAAACATTAATAAGCGGCGCTTCTGCGTTTCCGAAAGCTTGTCCAGCGCAGCGTTGATTCGAGCGGTGTCTTCTTCGAGTATCAATTCGGTTTGGGGTGTAGTGTCTGTCGCATACTCCAACCCCTCATATTCGATAGCGTCGAGCGAATAACAGTGATAGCGCTCCTTGCGGTCGAGATTGCTCTCCTCGCGTCGTGATGCGGTGATGTAATTCCCGATTTCCTCGTTGACCTCGACTTCGGATGTGGTTCCGTCTGCAAATTCCCATGTGACAATCATTTTTCTTAGCTCCTCTCGTTTTTCCGAGGGAGCCAAGGGAGAACAAAGGAGCCGAGTGTATGCTAAACGAAAATAACCGAATGATATGAAAACTCTCGTTTAGCATTCATCCGGCTATTTGGTAGCTCACACTCGGCTCCGTTGCTCGGTATGTTACATTATTTTATTTTTTGTCCAGGGTTATCTTCACAACTTTATTGCAGTTTTTGCATTTAACCTCAATCTCTCCTTTCGCATCTTGACTAGAGTCAAAAATTCTTTTTCCGCATAGCGGACATTTCACCTTAATCTTCATAAATCCACCTTCCTTATGTTTATTGTCCTGTTTTTGGTACAGCACTTTTGGTATACTAGATTTAGTGAATGATTATGTCGCTTATTATTATAGTGACGAACAGATTGTTCGAGAGTGAGATAAAAAAATATAGCACCCTTTTCGCATAAATTGTTCTGATATTGTTATTATATTACACATATATGTTCGTTGTCAATAGTTTTTAGAATATTTAGTTCGAAGTGTTGACAAAAACAGAACAATCATATATAATGGAGCAAGAAAGGAGCTGCTATTATGAAATTTGGTGACAAATTAAAAAAACTGCGCTTGGACAGAGGCTGGTCACAAGCCGAAGCCGGTAAGGCCATAGGAGTGTCCGAACGCGTATACGGCTACTATGAAACGAATGAACGAACACCATCCAAACCTGAGATTATACAGAATATTATGAACACCTTCGGCGTTTCCTTCGAATATCTATTTACACCCGAAGAGCAGTTTCAGATTGAGGCATCTCAAAAATACGGTAGCATCGGAAATAGACAAGCACAAAAGATTCTTAAGGGTGCTGACGCTTTATTTGCAGGTGGTGAGCTTGAAGAGGATGCAAAAGATGAGATGTTTGAGATTTTAACAAAGCTATATTTTGAAGCAAAAAAGGCCAATAAAGAAAAGTACGGACGAAAGAAGAACAAAGAATAGCCGCTTAAAATATATGTCGTAAAGGGGTGGTGTTCATGATATTTAATAATGACGCTATTCTTAAAGCGAATCGTCTTGCCCGCTCATGCGGGACAACCAACCCATATAAAATAGCGCAGGAATTAGGCATACAGATCTTTTATTTGGATTTGTGTTCAATAAAGGGCATGTATGCTTATGTTTTAAGAAACCGATATATTGTTTTGAATAATAATTTAGGAGAGGTCGAAGAAAGGATCGTATTAGCCCATGAATTAGGCCACGACCAACTAGACAGGGGCTCTTGCTTTCGCGCCTTTACTGATCGTAGCTCAATTTCATACGAAACACATCGCCGAGAAATTGGTGCAAATTACTTTTCCGCTCAACTACTAATACCCGACGAGGACTTTTTTGAAATGCTCGAAAATGAGTATGATTATTTTCAGATGGCATCAGAGATGAGGGTGTTTCCGGAATTGATGATGCTTAAAGTTGATATGTTGAATATACAGGGATATGACCTTGCGCCTTTTGATTTAGGTTCAAAGGATTTTATGAAGAGAAAATTAAATAATTAAATATATATTTAATATGGTATATTGTTGGAAATAAACAAATTTTATGTTATAATTTAGTATAAAGGGGGTGAGTAAAATAATTTATTCGCCATTAAGATACCCAGGTGGGAAAAGTAAGTTATACTCCTTTGTAAAATTAATGATTCAAAAAAATGAAATATATAGTGGCGTTTATATGGAGCCTTTTGCAGGAGGAGCAGGTATAGCTTTGTCTCTTCTAATCCATAAAGATGTACAAAAAATAGTCATAAACGACTATGATAAAGCCATCTATTCATTTTGGCGAGCTATTACTAAAGAAACGAATGCTTTCATTAGCTTAGTTGAGAAAACCCCTATTAATATAGAAACATGGAAAAAACAAAAAGCTATTTATGAAAACGAAAGAAAAAGTTATTCCTTAGAATTAGGTTTTGCTGCTTTTTATTTAAATAGAACGAATAGATCGGGCATTTTAAAGGCTGGTCCAATAGGAGGATTCGAACAGACCGGCGAATATAAAATTTCCGCTCGTTTTAATAAAAAGAATTTAATAAGTAGAATTTTGCTCATTGCTGAGAATAAGAAAAATATTCATGTTTACAACAAAGATATTAATAGCTTTATAAGAAATATAATACCAAGGTTTGATAATTGTTTTGTCTATTTTGATCCTCCATATTTTAATAAAGGTCCAGAGTTATATACTAATTTTTTTACATATGAGGATCACAAACGCATATCTCAAGAAATAAAAAAACTAAACTGTCCATGGATAGTTACTTATGATGATGTAGACAAAATTATTGAACTTTATAGTGGTTATATATGTAAAGAATTTGATTTAAATTATAGTGTGGCTAATACAGGAAAATCATCAGAGATAATGTTTATTAATTCGAATGATATGTGGCCAACCCAAGAAGAATTAATAAATGCTAATATTAGAATTAATCTTAGAAAAAAGGAGTTGTAAAAATGGCATTACTGGACGAATTATTACAAAGTAACAAATTAGTTTCTCTTGTTCAAAAGGAGAATTTTGTGGGTTGGGTTTATTCGATCGACTATGAAAACGCATTAGTTGTTACTAATGATGATTGGAAACAGAAAGTAAAAGGAATTCCACATAATAGTTTTTTAGTTGCAACTTCATTTGATCCTGAAAAATTTTCAGCTACTTCAGACATGGACAGAGAAGTTATTCTTTTACGTGTTGTTGGCACAAGTAAACTACCTCAAGATGATGATATGGTCCGTACTAAAATAGATAATTACCAAAATCAGACAAGCAGTTATTTAAATGATGCTGATAAAGATTTTGACAATATTACTAAGAACCGATTGCAATTCGGTGGATTGAATTGTCGTGTACTTGGGACTTTTTATGTTAACAATAATACATTATGTCTCGGAAGCGATATTGAAAACTTTTCAGTCTCTATGAGACTTAGTGTTTTTATGCCAAAAGGAGATGCTTTAAAGACTATAGTTAATTATGTAGATCCAATACGTAGAAGTAAAGCAAAAGAAGATTTTGCAGCTTTAGGAATTGAAGGCGAAATTGAACCCTTTAAAATTGGTACTGTCAGATATACGTCTACTGATAGATTGCATAGAAGTAATGAAAACGATAAAGTTCCTTTTTATATACAACCGTCAGACTTTCTTGCAAGAAGAACCGCTGTTTTAGGAATGACTCGTACTGGTAAATCTAATATGATTAAACAAACCGTTTCTGTGGTAAAGGACATCTCTGATCGTTATGGCTTAAAAATTGGACAACTCATTTATGATATTAATGGTGAATATGCTAATGCAAATCAGCAGGATAGTGGATCAATATCGGATATTTATCAAGATAATTGTATAAGATATCGAATGGTAAAAACTGAAGGGTTTGAACCTATACTTAATAATTTTTATTATCAAATATCAGAAGGGCATAGCATTATTTGTGATGAAATTAAAGATAATGCAAATAGTTCTGCAGCCGATGTACAATCATTCATGGGAATATCATTTGATGAACCCGACAATAATGATAGATCATTACATAAGAGATGGGAAGTTAAAATTGCGATATACAAAACTTTGCTATATGTTGCCGGCTTTGAGATTAGCCCAAATTATAAGGTAAAGTTTTCTGCAAATCAGGATATACGGAATAAAATTAATCCAAGTATTAATCCATCAAGTGGATTAACATTATCGGAAGCAAAAAATTGGTTTCTAAAAGCGCGATCTTTGCGGGATGATTTGAAAAGCTCTAGTGGAAACAAATGGCTAGATGACGATTGTATAGCAATGTTAAATTTAATGGCATGCAAAAACTCAAAAGACTCTTACATTAATGGATACAAGGTACTTGTTCATGCAAAACCATACCATTCAGCACTAAGGAATACCGAGGTTTCTGAAGAAATATATCGTCATTTGAGTAATGGTAAAATTGTTATTCTTGATTTATCTGTTGGAAATGCAACACTAAGAGAAAAGCTGAGTAAAAAGATAGCATCGTATTTATTTAATGCATCCATGAAACATTTTACTGATGGGAAAACTCCACCTAATATAGTTGTATACATTGAAGAAGCGCACAACTTAATTGGTAAAGGAATGGAACTTACAGATACTTGGCCAAGACTGGCTAAAGAAGGAGCGAAATATAGAATTGCATTGGTTTACGCAACACAAGAAGTTTCATCAGTGCATCCTAATATACTTGCAAATACCGAAAATTGGTTTGTCTCACATTTGAATAGTGATCGAGAAATAAAAGAATTAGCAAAATTCTATGATTTCGCTGATTTTAGTCAATCACTACTTCGTTCACAAGATGTTGGCTTTTCGCGTGTAAAAACGCTATCAAGCCCTTATGTTATACCTATACAAATTGACAAATTCGATCCTGAGAGAATTAAAAACAAGAGAGGATGAAAAAATGCCTTATATTAATGAATATGCAGATAAAACTTCTCATGTTGATATTGTAAACAACCCTGATGTAATTAACTTCCTTGATAGCTGTACATATATGGTAGAACCATCTGAGAGCGATGCTTCATTTATTGCAAGCAAATTTAACGCTCCCCCTATTTATGATGCTAATTTACCAAACAATATAATATCTATTGATGGTAGCAACTATGAAGCTAGTATCAGAAAAGATATTCCATGTACACGGGTTGGGTATGTTAAAATTGGCAACCTACTGATAAAAAGAGATTCTTATAAAAACTTGCGAAATGGAAGTTGTTTTATAGACCCCTTTAAGGTAGCAGAACTTAAAAAGAATAACACTGCAACAACGTTTGCTTTACCAAGCTCTAATATGCTATACAAAGATCAGAAAACGGTAAGAGAAAGCTTTCGTCTTGCTTTAGACGAAATGCTCTATGACTTCAGGACGGATCCATCAGACTCGAAAACAAGCTTAAGGGCAACCCTTTTTCTACTAGCTTCATATCGTACAAAAGATATTGCTACAAATTCTAGGGATAAACTAATTTTGCATGCTTGCCCATCCTGTAAAAGTGAAAAAATTGAAGTACATGATATAGCTGAGGCACAATTCTGTCCACATTGTCATGAGAGAGTATATCCTTCTGATTGCTTACGTATTTGGGAAGAAGTATCAGATGCCGTGTCAAATCAGTCCGCTTTGACACGTTTTATGAACGTCATTGAGCATATATTTGCAATTCACTATATTAGAATCATTAAAGATTATAACCCTGAATCATTTGTTGAAATATTAAGTAACCTTTGTGTATTTATTGACGGGCCACTTGCAATATTCGGCAACTCTGCATGGATTCATTCTTGCATAATGAAATATTTAAGTGAAATTAATGTTCAAATGAGAAAAAACAATAAATCCGATATCATGATATTAGGGCTTCTGAAATCAGGTTTTATATATGATTATTTGCAGCTTATTAAAGATAAAATACCTAATAACTCCATCTACTGTTTAGAAGATGATATAAGATATAAATACATAATTTTTGATAAAAAACCATCAAGTTCTACGTTCGGATCAGAAACATATTATGGACAAGATTTCTTATATAAGACAGCAAGCGGCAGAGTATTCGTTTTCAACATTCCATATCCTTTCCCGGATAAACAGAATAAAGAAGTTTTCACCGCAGAGAAATCTAAAATTGAAAACTATACAAATATAGGTGCATACACACGCCTTATTGACGATTTTGAATGTGATTTATATGAAAATGCCGTCGTGCCAGTAGCTTTAGCACATAAATATACCGCAATAAGCCTTGAGCCTGGTAGCAGAGTTCTTGATTTATTATCAAAGAGCAAAATTTAATTCTTATTTTGCTCGATAAAATTAATTACATGAAATGAGGTTATCAAATGAATAATCAATTTTACAATATCGTTCTTGAAGTATTAAAGCAAGATAAACGTTTTTTTACGGATAACGGTGAATTGCTTCGCAATTCCGTATACGAAGCAGCAATGCAAATGGACTCAAAACTCATTAAATTACTGTTGTCAAATGAAGAAACTAAAAAACGCTTTTTCAACGATGTTGATGGCATTATCATTTTTGATAAGATAGAATTCGGTTGGGTGATAAACAATAGAGAATTCTTGCCCGATTCATATACTCGTTATAAGAATAAAATTGGTCTTGTAAATAGTCGAGGCGAGTATATATCTACATCAAAAGATGTGGAACTCGTTTTTCCCTATAAAGACTGCATTCTTGAAGGCGGTCAAACAAAAGAAGATCAAAAGCGTGATGAAATATTCTACAACGAAATACTTGCACCTGATGAAGTGGACAGGCTCCTTTATCCTAAGGTGTTAACTAATGCAAAACGTTATACTGCTGAAGGCGTAGAACCGATTACAGAATTAAAAGATACTGATAACCTTATTATAAAAGGGAATAATCTGCTGGCAATTTCTTCTTTATTAAAAAGATACGAGGGCAGGATAAAATGTATATATATTGAAATGATAATACCGAAATTGATACAATTTAACGATTATAAAAAGGTTGCTGCTTAGGGGTGTTCAAAAGTTTTTAGGGGTGTGCTGACTCAAAATTAGCGTGACATGGTAGAGGTAGAGGAACGGTCGGTTTTTGCTGTGTAAATAATTTTATAAGTGCTATTGGGGAATAATCTGGATAATGTCTTCCTTTTGTAAGGTTGAGTAATGAGGAAATATAAAATATGGTTTATGACATTCGAACAAGTGAAAACGCTCAACAAACTTTAGTCGATTTAACGGGCGTACCAATCTCAGTCTGGAAAAGGTATCTGCGCTTGAAGGATACATATAGATACATTGAAGACCTTATAGAAGAAGTAATGCTTTCTTATGGGAATTTTCCACATAACTATAGAGATTTTGAATTTATTTACTTTCATGTGACTACAAGTGCAAATAATTGTTCGTCTTTTAGAAAGCATGGAATATTAGATTTAAAAAAATCTTATTCGTGCCATGATTCAGAACTACGAACTTTCTTAGAAAAACATGGCATTCATATTAATTTAGATGAGAAAGTATTAACATATAATGATCGAGTGTACGATATTACCTATGGGTATTGTCCAAGTCATGGCACAGAAGCCTATAAACGTTGGTTAATAGGCAGGAAGCTATATTTTGATTATGCAACTTGTGGATTTCTGTCAATTTGGGATCAAAGTTCTTATGGTGGAGAGGTACATATTCGACCAGAAATCTTAATGAATATAGATGATCTTCTCAGGTTAAAACTATCCCGAGAATGGGCTTCTAGTCATGCTCCTTACAAGATCGTTGCAAAGGTAAAAGGTGAGAATATTGTATATGATGGTGACGAGAATCAGAGTGAAAAAGACAAGGTTTTAAATTATTTGACAAAAGCATACTGGAATGCTTTTGATGAGCCTAATGAAAATATACTTATACTAAAGAACAATTTTCAAATACCTCCTGCCGATATAATTGAAATAAAGCCAATGAAGTGCTGGAAGAATTGTTGATTTTTTTCCCTAATCTTATGCAAAGAGTTGTCTTCTTAATGGTGGGAAAGCACTAACTTCTGACATTTCTGAGCAAATCCCAAATCCAATACAACATGAAAATGTAGAACAATTTTTAATGCAGTTTTTCGATGTGACACATGCTAGTGAAGCTATGGATAAGGTAGGAATTCCAAAATCAGAAGTTAATTTACAGGCCTGGGTTGCTGCACTGGCAGATCAGTTGCAAATCATTATTCATCAAAATGAGGATGAGAGAGAAACTATCATTGCCTCTTATCAGGCTTATCTAAATAATCCCGAAGAAAGAGATGTACGGTATATCAGAACGCGTTATCGCAATGATGGTCTTTGGGTTGAGAACCCGCCGATTGAGCAGAACTATCAAGTGGCTTTTTATAAAAAAATCACCCATACATGGGTGATTCACAACATGGGAAAAGTTACCTGGAAAGATCGATGCTTAAAATGCATGGATGAAGAAGATGTTTCCATACGTCCATCAAAAAGAGTAATCCCAATACAAACTGTTGAGCCTAACAAAATTGTAAAACTGTCTGTGGACTTTGATTCTCGTGGAAAAGAAAACAAGGCAATCAGTGTGTGGAAGATGATGGATGCAAATAATCAAGATTGCTTTCCAGGTGATACGAATGTATTAAACGTTGTAATAGATGTGGTAAATACACAACTCTTGGAGGTACAAAGTGGACGACAACACAGTTGAAAAATGGTCGAGTATGAAAGAAATTCAAGAATACCTTGGCGTTGGGCGCGACAGTATTCTCCAATGGATCGAGAAAAAAGACATGCCCGCATATAAATTAGGGCGACTTTGGAAATTTAAGTTGTCAGAAGTAGATGATTGGATTCGCTCAGGAGGAGCTGATGAGCGTAATAGTGCTGATCATGAGTAGTTTAGCAGGAGGCAAGCTTGTTAATGCTATTCTAAAATTGTACCACATACCGGTAAAAAAATAGGCCACCTTAATCAAATTTTCCTGTATGATTATGTTGACAAAGCATTATCGTACAGGAGGAAAGGATATGATTAAG